TCAAGCACAACAGGTTTTGATAGTGCAGGTACATTGTTTATAGGCAACGAACAAATCTCATATACAGCTATTGGTTCTAGTACTACATTTACAGGGTGTACTAGAGGAGCTAACAGTACAACAGCAGCCTCAATTTTGAGTGGTGTTACAGTTGCACAGTTTGATAGAGGTAGTGTACCTACTCACGTAGTAAGAACACCGGATAATAATTATCTATTGTTTCCTTACCCACACAAATCTTTTAGTATAAAATATGATTTCTTTACATTTCCTACTGATATGTCTGCACACGGTGACACAACAACTATACCGGATAGATTTGCAGCTATAATAGTAGATGGTGCAACTGCTTTTGTTTATCAATACAGAGGTGAGTTACAACAATATGGAATAAACTTTGAACGGTTTGAACAAGGTATAAAACATATGCAGAGTTTATTAGTTAATAGATTTGATTATATAAGATCTACATACATACCTTCAACTGGTTATGTAGGAAATTCTAAAACTGTATTAAGAGTTAATTAATGCCAGACGTTTCCCAACTTCAACCCTCAGCATTTAATTGTGAAGGTGGCTTAGTTTTAAACAAGTCTACTTTTTTAATGCAACCCGGTGAAGCTTTAGAGTTAAGAAACTTTGAGCCTGACATTGAGGGTGGTTACAGACGTATAAATGGTTTTTCTAAATATGTAAGTGTTGTTGTACCATTTACGTCTTCTGAAACAGAAAAAGTTTTAATGGTGGCTTCTTTTGCTGATGTAGTATTAGCAGCTAGGGGTACAAGTATTTACAGTGCAGTTCCGGGTGGATCATCTTGGACATCAAGAGACTCAGGTAGAACTAGTGCAGGTAAGTATACATTTGAAAGATTTAACTTTGACGGTACGGATAAGATAGTAGTTGTTGATGGTGTAAATGCTCCTACAGTATTTAACTCATCATTAGCTGCTACAGATGTTAGTACTGCTAGTGTTGTAGGATCTAAGTTTGTTGCGTCATTTAAGAACCATATGTTCTACGCAGGTAAGTCTACAACAAAACAAGAGGTAGTTTTTAGTGTTGCTTTTGATGAAGATAACTTTACATCTGGTGATGGCTCAGGTAGTTTTAAAGTTGACGACACGGTAGTAGGACTTAAAGTTTTCCGTGATGATTTATTTGTATTTTGTGAAACACGTATATTTAAACTATCAGGAACATCAAGTGCTAACTTTGCTGTTGTGCCTGTTACACGTAACATTGGTTGCATTAACGGAGATACAATACAAGAATTTGCTGGTGACTTAATTTTCTTAGGTCCAGACGGCTTACGTACTATTGCTGGTACTGCAAGAATTGGTGACGTTGAGTTAGGTACAATCAGTTCTAATGTACAGTCTATATTTAATGAAAATTTATCTAGTGCATCAGAGTTTGACTCTACTGTAATACCTGACAAGACACAATACAGAATTTTCTTTACTAAAAGCAATACTGCTGAAAACCAATCTAAAGGTGTTATCTGTGTAATGAAAGGGCAAAACTTTGAGTTTTCTGAGCTTAGAGGTATACGCCCTGCGTGTACAGATAGTTTTGTGGATGAAGGTAATGTGATTGTTTTACATGGTGCATACTCAAATGGCTACGTATATAGGCAAGAGTCTGGTAATACTTTTGATGGAGAAATTATATTTGGAAGATACAGAAGTCCTGATTTAACATTTCAAGATCCCGGTATACGAAAACATATGCAGAGGGTTATACTTAACTACAAACCTGAAGCAGCTATAGACGCAGATTTAATATTACGATACGATTACGAAGATCCAGATTCAGCTAGACCTGCTGTATACCCTTTAGATTCTGAAGACGTTGTCGCAATTTATGGTACATCAGTTTATGGTGTGCCTATATATAATGGGGCTTCCCAACCTTTAGTTAGACAACCTGTAGAAGGTTCAGGGTTTGCGGTAGCATTAAAAATACAAGATGGTGGGCAGACTGCACCCTATTCACTAAAAGGGTTTCAGCTAGAATATCAATTAGGAGCAAGACGATAAATGGGTGACACATACACAAGACAGTCTACGTATACTGACGGAGATGTTATAACAGCCGCACACACTAATGACGAGTTTAACCAACTACTAGCGGCATTTGCTTCTAGTTCAGGTCACTCACATGATGGCACTGCAGGTGAAGGTGGTATAATAGCTAATCTTCTTAGTAACGCTATTACTATTGGTACTGGTGCAGACACAGATATAGTACTTACATTTAATGGTAATACATCAGATGGTGTACTTACGTGGGATGAAGACTTAGATCATTTTAAATTCTCTGATGACGTTCTTATTAATAGTACACAAAAACTATATTTCTTTGATGAAGGTGACGAATACATAAATGCTTCTACCAATGGGCAACTAGATATTGTAGCAGGTGCAGAAGTACAAATAGTTGCACCTGCAATAGACATAAATGGTGCAGTAGACATATCAAGTACTTTAGCTGTAGGTGGTAATCTTACAGTTGCAGGTAACGCTACAGTTTCAGGTACAACAACCTTTAACGGTGGTACACTTACACTAGGCGACAGTGCATCAGACAATGTTGTCTTTGGTGCTGACGTTGACTCAAACATTATACCTGACGATGATGGCACATACGACTTAGGTAGTGCAAGTCAAGAGTGGCGTGACATATACATAGATGGCACAGCTCACATTGATACACTTGATGTTGACGTTAATGCTACAGTAGCAGGTACGTTAGGTGTTACAGGAGCTATAACAGGTTCAAGTACAGTACAAGGTACTACAGTAACTGCTACTACAGCATTTGTACCAGGGACATCAGATGGTGCTACATTAGGTACAACATCACTAGAGTTTAGTGATTTATTTTTAGCTGATGACAGTGTAATTTATTTAGGTGCAGACCAAGATGTCACCTTGACACACGTACATAATGATGGCATACGGTTGAATAGCAGTAAGCAGTTACAATTTCGTGATTCTGGGTTATACATAAACTCTAGTACAGATGGTCAATTAGATATTGTTGCGGATACTGAAATTCAAATAGCAGCTACTACTGTAGATATAAATGGTGCAGTAGATATGTCTTCTACACTTGCAGTTGCAGGTGTCTTAACAGGAGCATCACTAGACATTAGTGGTAACGTAGATGTAGACGGCACTACAAACTTAGACATAGTTGACATTGATGGTGCAGTTAATATTGCTGCTGATACAACCATCGCCTCTACAAACAAAATAATCTTTAACGATGCTAGTCAGTTTATTCACGCACCTAGTGCAACTGTTTTAGATTTAGCTGCAACAGATGAGATTGAGCTTACCGCTACGTTAGTTGATGTTGTAGGTAACTTTACCAACTCAGGTACAATTGTATCTACAGGTAAAATTACAGCAGATGCTGGCATAGACATTGATAACTTTAATATTGACGGTACTACAATTGCTTTAAGCTCTGGCAGCATGACAATAGATGCCGCAAGTAACATTACTCTTGACGCAGATGGCGGTACAATTACATTTGCTGATGATGGTGCATCACTAGGAACTATTACATCTAGTGGTTACTCAGGTACAGCAGCAGTTGCTACAACAGCCGTTGTTACTGATAGCACAGCTAACACAAGTTTCCCTGTAGTCTTTAACAATGAATCAAACGGACTGTTAGATGATACATCAGCATTTGTGTACAATCCTAGTTCAGGAACACTGTCTGTAGCTAATCTAGTTATAAGTGGAGACACAACAACTAACTCTAGTACTAATCTTACAATTGCTGATCCTCTAGTTAAGTATGGGCAGGGTAGTACAGGTACTTCAGTTGACCAAGGATTTATTGTTACTCGTGGAGATGGTTCAAGTAGTAACACTGCAAACAGAGGTTTTATCTGGGATGAGTCTGCAGATGAGTTCGCAACAATTGCAGCTAACACAGAAGCAGGAACTACTGCAGGTAACGTAACTATAAATGACTACGCACCTTTACACGTAGGAGCAATAACAGCAGATGATGCGTCTACGTTCTCAGGTGAAATTGCTGCTGCATCTCTTGACATCTCAGGCAATATAGATGTAGATGGTACAAGTAATCTTGACATTGTAGACATTGACGGTGCTGTTGATATGGCAACTACACTTTCAGTTACAGGTAACGTAACGCTAGGCGCACAACTTATTATGCCTGATGTTACATCTACTAAGATACTAGTAGCTGATGGCACTAGCTACCAAGAAGTAGCTGTAAGTGGTGACGTTACAATAGCTAACACAGGGGCTGTAACTATAGCTGCAAATGCAGTAGAAGGCTCTATGTTAAATAATAATACAATCTCAGGACAGACTGCATTAACTTCTGGTCTTGCTACGGATGATGAACTACTAGTAAGTGATGGTGGCACACTTAAACGCATGGATATAAGTGTGTTAACAACATTAACAGATGATAATGCTACAGCATTAGCAATTGCATTAGGATAATAGAGGAAAAATAATATGGCGAATACGTTTAAGGTTATAAATTTTGCAGCAGAGCCAGCAAGTAGTGGAACTCCTTATGTAGTTTATACTGCAGCTAGTGGTACGACTACGGTTGTTCTGGGTTTAATTTTAGCTAACATACATACGACAGAAGTTACATCAACTGTAAGACTTGTAAGTGATACAGCAAACAGAGCAGTAGCTAACAATGCTGCAAATGGTACAAGTATTATTGTAAAAGATGCACCGTTGCCTGTTGGGTCATCACTAGAATTGATGGCAGGTAACAAGGTTGTACTAGAAACAACAGATGAAATTACCATAGATTGTAGTGTAGCTGATAAAATATCTGGTACATTGAGTATAATGGAGATCACATAACATGCCTTATATTGGTCAGGGAGCATCCTCAAGATACGTTACACGGAATGCAGTACAGCAGTTTAATGGTGATGGCAGCACAACAGCCTTTACACTAAACCAAACTGTAACCGCTGACCAAGATATACTTGTATCTGTAGACGGTGTTATACAAGATAACTCAGCATATACAGTTTCAAACGGCACAACAATGACGTTCAGTCCTGCACCCTCAAGTGGTACAGCTAACATCTTTGTAAACTTCATGGGTCTAAGTACAGCTACAGTGACACCACCTGCAGCTAACAAAGGTACGTTTAGTGGTGGCAGTATATTTAGAACTAACGTGCAGTCTCTTACGACTAGTGTTAGTATATCAGCTACAGAGAACGCCAACTGCACAGGGCCACTTGAAGTTGCATCAGGTGTAACTCTAACAGTCGCATCAGGCGGCAGATTGACGGTGTTATAAAATGAGTACAATTAAAGTAGACACACTACAAACTAGATCAGGTAACACAGCAGCAGTTACAGGATCAGGCTTTGTAGCAACAGATCAGATAAGAGGTAACACAGCAGCTAACTCTGTAACTGTAGTAGCTGAAGGTGGTTCAACAACAACTAACTTACAGCAAGGGTTATGTAAATTTTTTAGTAATATTGATGGTCAAAGCACTATAGCAACAAGGGATAGCTTTAATCAATCTGGTATTACAGACAATGGTACAGGTGACTATGATCTTGCTTTTACAAATAATATGGGCAATGACGATTATTCTACC